TCCTCTTGATGAGGTCCTGGAGCTCCTCTTCTGTGTAGCAGGTGGAGATGAACCCGTTGCTGAAATAGAGGTCGAAAGCACCCGAAGGAAACTGGGTAACCTTAAGTCCTAAACCGTTGCTGTTAATGTAATTTGTAGTTGTCTTATCCTTTTGTTTGTATCACAAATATAAGAAAAGTCTTTTGAGTCTCATAGCTTTATACTATCTAAAAATTGGTACTAATTTACCGCTGTCAATCGCTTCGGAAAGCCACTCGGTAGGGTACTGACAATCACGCTCCTTAATATAGATGAAGGTGGCATACTCCTCGATGGTAAGAACTTCGTTTCTCGTTGTAACTTTGTAGGTCTGTGTTTTCATTGTCTTATCCTTTTGTTTGTATCACAAATATAAGAAAAGTTTTCTGAAGTAAAAAATTTTTTGATTGAAAAATGAGAAAAAAGTTGGGACCCCTATTTTGGGGTCCCGGGAATTAAAACTGTTTGAACCCGTAGCGGGTTATTTTACGTGCCAAGGTTTCGGCATCCATATATCTCATTTCTAATTCAGTTCCTACCATGTGTACAAACGATCCTCGGAATGAATGTAAAACTTCCATCTCAGCTCCGCTCTTAGTCCGGTATTTCTCAATGAAGTCTGACTCAGTTATGGGGTCAAACAGGTCTTCTTCGTTGTCTGCCCATTTTCGGGTCATCCCGTTTTCCAGGAGTACGTTCCTGAGTTCCGTAACGGTGCGGCAGAAGGTGTGGATGCCATTGTTGAAGGTAAGGCTGAATGCCCCGGAGGCAAATTTGTTTATCTTGAGTTCGAGTCCCTGTTTGTTGGTGTAAGTGATGGTTTTCATATTGTAGTTTGTTTTTGTTTGTATCACAAATATAATACTTCTGCTGCAAATACTACGATAAAATGCTGGAAAAATAGCAGAGAAACAATAAATTTTTCATTGTTTCTCACCTAAGTGATTGATACCCAATGGGTTAGGCCCTAAAATCACCCCCGGAGAAACAATGTAAACAATAATTCCTATATAACCTTTTTATAGGGGGTCTTATCCTCTTTAAGAACACTATTATCCAATATTAGAACACATATTCCCTATTCAGGTCTTCCTCCTATATTATTGTTTACATTGTTTACAAGGGCCTAAATCATTGATATTCAATCGATTATCGAGAAACAATGATTGTTTATTATTGTTTCTCATTGTTTACTGCTGTTTTAATTTAAGTGATTGATTATCAATGATTTGGGATTCTTTCCATCGGAATGATAAACAATAAACAATAGGGGTCCCCCGGATTTTAGGGGGGGGGCTGTCGAGATTTTTGCCAATAAACAATGGAACAATGGTTTGACCAACTTTTGGGGCCAGGGGTCCCCCTGATTTGTAAACAATGAAACAATGGTTTGACCAACTTTTGGGGCCGGGGCCATGGAAAAATTGTAAACAAAGAAACAATAAAACCATCAACTTTTGGGGCCGGGGGTCCTATTCCCCCGTGGACCCAAAGCCCCCCACTCCTCTCTCAGTCGATTGCGGGAAAAGCTCGTCCCCCGGCTCGAGAACTTCCACCCCGACGTATAAGACCGGCATCACCAAACCTTGAACCAGCTTCATGCCCGGCTTGAGGATGACGACTTCCTTGCCGACGTTCATGACGTGCAGATGGATCTCACCTTGGTAGTCTTCGTCAACCACGCAAGCTCCAACCTGGAGTTGATACCTGGCGGCAATACCGCTCTTGTTGAACATGATGAGGGCACACCCCCGGGGTATTTGAGCTCGAATACCCGACGGAATGTTGATGCTTTCGCCCGGCCAGATCTGTTTGACTTCGAAGTCTTCCGGGATGTAGAAGTCCAGCCCGGCGGACAGACCCGTTCCTCTGGTCGGGGTCTTGACATTTCTTACTTTTACGATTTTCATTTTTTAAAATATTTTTCGAGACGAGCTCGGTGGGTTGTACCTGATGAGAGAGCTGCCCCTTCGATAAAATTGTAACGTGTGTGAAGAGGAAGCTCCTGGAATGCCTTCCTGAACGGTTGGCCTTCCGATTCGAATATCTTGCCAGCGGGATTTCCCGCTGTAACGTCCTTCATTTTTCGGGACTTGATCCACCACAGAGCCTCTTCCCGATCTATAGAACGGATGGAAGGTCTAACAGATCCCTTCCGGAGCGTCATTTTGAACCACTGAGCCTCCGTATTGGAGTCGTCTTCTCTAAACCATACCCGGTAATATCCAATAGCTATTGCCATAAGTTGTAGAATATTTCGTGACACTTCTTGCGGTACGCCATCGGGTCCTGCCGAATACTTTGGCACTTGAGAGGCTCTTTGGGTCGGTCGAGAATCTCCCGGGGCAGGACGTCGCTGAAAGCATCTTTGAGAATGCGCTTGTGAGTTCTGTCCTCCCGGGGCAAGCGAAGAGCGAACCTGACAACGTCATGTCCCAGGAATGGGGACCGGAGTTCAACTGTGCTCCTCATGGAAGCCCGGTCAAGCCGAGGCATGTGGTAGAACGGAAGTTCCTGGAACACGTCTGAGAGCTGGGAGTCGTAGTCATCGACTCGGCGATAACCCCCGAAGAGTTCGTCAGCTCCATCCCCGGTCAGGATGACCTTCTCCTTGACCTTCTCCATGAGTCGGAACTGGGGGATCATGGAGCCCAAGTCGATGGGGGTTTCGTTGTAGCGGAGACACCTCTCCAGACAATCATCATCAGGGATGGGGCCAAGAGAGGTGATAGAAACCCCTAAAAATTCGGACAATAGCATGCCAAATTTTGATTCATTATTCTCCACCATATAGAGATTAACCCCCAGGCCCATTCGATGAAGAATAGAGGCAACTATGGATGAATCCAGTCCTCCTGAAACCAAAGCCCCGACCGGGACTTTAGAGTACATTGCCCGGCGTTTTACGGACCTCTCGACCAAGCCCCGGAGGACTTCGGCGAACTCGGATTTTGCGAAATGACTCCGTTCCCCTATCCCCCATCTGTAGTAGTCCCTCCGGATAGTGGTGGGCTTCACCTTCATGTCATCGAAGGAATAGACAGTATTCGGCATAATACGCTTGACGTTGTTCCATGGAGTTCTGTCATCCCAGTTGTACCCCCATTTGAACACTTCCGACTGATAGTACCGGTCGAAGTCTCGGAAGTCCGACACCAACGGGGTTATCTCCGAGCAGATTTCCCCGAATTGGTTGTAGTAGAGTTGCTTCTTTCCGAGAGGGTCGGTGAAAGCAATAATTTGACCCTTCCGGTACCAGCATATTGCCCACATGCCATCCCAGTGGTTGGCTTCAAGGATAATGTCCTCCAAGCAGTTGATCCCCGGAACTTGAGCTCCAAACAAGTCGCGAAGATACTCGACGTCGCTGGAATACCTCGTAGGATAGTTGTAGATCTCCCCCACGTAAAGAAGCCACCCGTTGTTTTCGGCTAACTCTATAGGCTGAGCCAGGCCATCGCCTGGTTCAGTCTGAATGGGCAAACGAACATGACCGAGGAACCATCCTCCTTCGGCAATCTGGGTGAACTCAATGCCCCGATGCTGGATCTTGTCAATGGCGTTAGCCCTTCTTGCTATACTTATTCCGCACATATCACTTGAGTTTATTTTTGAGAGCGTCCATGAGACAAACGATCCCTATTCCGATTATTACTGCTATTGCCAGCCCAATGATGATGGGCTCCTCATTTCCTCCTGCCATGCCTTTTGCGCTTTATGTCCTTTCTGACTTCATCGACCGCAACCAAGAATGCTATGTAGAATACAGCTGCTCCAGCCAAAGAGGTCAAGGCTACCTCGATCAATACTTTAACTTCTACGGGCATTTTTCTTAGAGTTTTTGAGGATCTGCTGTGCCTTCCGTTCGATCCAGTTGGTGTAGCACTTGCTACTCATGTGGAGCCCGGTCAGGAGCTTCGAGCATCCAGGACAGAACATGCAATCGTCATATTGCTGATGAGCTTTAGCTCTTGCTTCGTCGATAGTCATAACTTAGTAGATTACCCATTTGGAAAGATCTTCGTTGTATGCATGGAGGGACCCAGCGAAGTAATGGAGAGAGCCCTTCTTGAGAGAGGGATAGGTAGCTGCGAGGATGTTGAACACGTAGTCCATCATGGCCTCCGTCAACCAGATGTCGATTGCGAAGTGCTTGAAGAAGTCATTGCTCCGAATGTAATATATCACGTGGAGCCGATTGTTTCGGATGAGGAACTGGTAGCTGACGGAGCAAGGTACTCGGGTCAAAGCCCCGGCTGTTGCCCGGGTGTCCTCCGGCTCGAAGATCATGACCATTGCTCGTCTGGAGTGCGGGTCGTCCCGGAGAGTCATGATGACATTATCCAACTGGTGTATTTCGGGTCCTTTGTGGAAAATGTGCAGACGCTCTGAATAGGTGTAGTCGAAGCGACCCTCCTGACGAGTCTTGCTCACCAGCTTCTGCCACAAGTCCCGGCGGATCTCCCAGCTCTTACCCGGATTGACCCCGTTTCGGTCAAGCCGGTCGGAGAGCTCTGCTCGGCAATACTTCTCGATGAGCTCGGCCTCGTCTTTGAACATAAAGTCGAGCATCTCGCGTTTGCCGAGATACGGCTTTGAGATGACGAAGCTCACTCCGATGAGTTCCTTGGTGAGCCGGTCGTCCCCACTGAGTTCTTGGTTTTGGTAATGGTTGACCGGGACCGTGATGCCGGAAACCTTGAGCTCCCGATCCATCTCCCGGATCATTTCGAAACAGTCTTTGAATATTCTGCCCATATCAGTATTTGGATTTAATGCGAAACAGATTTACTTGATACTTCAACGACCAGAGCTCTTTGACTCGAGTCTCCGAGAGACCCAAATGCTCGAACATTATGACGAAGTAAGTCCATATCCACTTGAGCCGGTCCTCGAAAACTACCAAGTCAACCATGTACTGAGATTGTCTCCACTCTCTGTTCTTGAGACAGTTTGCTGTCATGCCGATGTTTCCGATTAAGGTAAGCAGATCTCCCGCAAAATCTTCGTCTTCCAAAACCTGTGCCCATTTAGGCAGCGTCCAGTCGAAAGTGGGAGTCATGCCATAAAGCTGGTAAAGCTCCAACATGAAGTTGAATGCGTCAATCAGCTCCTCCTCAAAGTGCTCGCTATCGAGTTCCTCCTCGATAGCCTCCTTTGCCTCAGCGAGTTCCTCGACAATCTGCCAACAGAGTTTCTTGAAAAGCTCCTGATCCTCCAAAGTGTTAATGTCAAAGTTCGCGATGCGCTCCTTGAAATGTGGTCTGTACATGAGCTGGAGCTCCCCCTGGAGGGCATAAATCTCCTCCCAGCTCTTAATGAATGGCTTAAAGTCTTGTGTATTCATGGCTTGATGTTTGAGAATGGATTGTACTGTTCCGGGTCTTCTTTGGGGGAGTAGTATACAGCTATTCGGCGTCCTTCTTCGGTGAGAACATGTTTGATCTCATGCACCTCGATGGGACTGATCCGGATGAAGTCCACAGCCTCCGAAATGGTTGAGAAGTACGTAGGTACTACTCCCTGAGCTTTTAACGGCTTGGGTTCCTCGAGTTCGTTGTTGATGGCCCCGATTGTGGCTACCATGTCAAGGAGGTTGTCCTCCTTGTGTGCATTGGATTCACGTGCCATTTTCACTGCCACTTGGACCCAAGACACGTCAAGAGCGGTCAGAGGCTTACCGGTAATGACCGAGGCGATCTCTGCGGCCTTCTGGTTGCATTCCATGAATGGTCCGTATTGTCTCTCTTTCTCCTCCGACCGCTCATTGATGATTTGGTCAGCGTGTTTAAGTATGTTACTCATGATTTTTAGTATATAGGTTAGACCCCGGGGAGGGACTCGAACCCTCCTGTACCACTCCGGGGTGCCAAGTGGAGTGACGGCTCCACTTGGCGAGGAGTTCTGACTTACTCCTCAGCCGGTGCGTTCTCCGGCTCGTTCTGTTCTGCTTCGGGAGCTGCTTCGTCAGCCTTCTTCCGGCCCCGCTTCGGCTTCTCGGTCTCTTCAGGAACCGGAGCCATCTCGCCGAGCTCCAGGTCCTTCGAGTCGATGCCCTTGCCCCAGACGTGACCGTCGTTGGTCTTGATGCGGTACTGGATGAAGTTGTTGCGGGGGTCGAGACGAACTCCGATGATGATGCCGTCGGTCTGCTCCTTGGTCTTCGTGCAGATGAACTTGCAGAAGCGGCCGATGTTGGCTTTGGCCTTCTCGAGATTGGCTTGGGCCTCCTCTGCAGAGATCTCCTTCTTCAACGGGCGGGGTTCCCCGGGCTCCTTCGGAGTCTTTGCCTTGCGAGCCTTCTTCGGCTTCTCCTCGGCGACCTCGTCGTTCTCCTTGATGCCGTTCTCGGCTTTGTACTCTTCGGTCTCAGTGGCGTTGTAGACAGCGCCCTCCTCTGCCGGATGTTCCTGAGATGCTCCTCTCGATGCGAGGATGGATTCGATGGCGTCAAGCTCGTCACCGGTCTTGACCTTGGCCAACTTTTGAAGAACTTTCGAGCTGTAGCTCTTGTACTTTTTGATAAACTTTTCCATAGTGTTTAGTTGTTAAGTATAGTGTAAAAGTAAGAAAAAATGCCCAATTAAAAAAAATTTTTCACCAGAAAAATTGAAATTATTTCAATCCAATTCGACTGTGATTATGTCCAATATGTTGGAGGTCATCATGCTATTGACTGCCAGTAGAGCCCTTCGGATCCCCAAGTCCCTCATTGCTCGCTTTGCTTGAGCAATGGCTCTGGCTTTGATTCTTCCGTCGGGGATAGCTGCTTCGTAGCTGTTGTAATCCTCGTCCATTAATTCGTAGTAATATCGTTTCATTGTCCTTTTGTTTGTACTACAAATATACGAAAAATATTTTTATTCCTACGATAAAACTGGGAAAAAAGTAGAGGCTAAACCTCTACTTCTTCACCTTTGTAATTTACGAATTTAGCATCCTGATAGCCGAAGAATCGGAGGGACCCGAGGTCTTTGGTTATCGTGTTCAATATCTGGGCGAGCTCCTGGTCGGAGTAGTCTTTGCAGGAGTTGACTGTGTCTACTGCCCAATAGTTCGACTGTCTAACTGAGGTGTAGCCCTTCTTCCCGACAGTTACTATGAAAGCGTTGGGCCGGTCGGATAACTTGTTCTCTTTGCTTCGGAATATGACCGAGACTTTTTTGTTGTTGGGACAAGCGGCTTTTGCCAGACTTTCGATTCGGTGTTTGTTTTCGTAGTTCATAGTGTTATCGTTTTGTTTGTATCACAAATATAATACTTCTGCGACAAATACTACGATGTTTTACGATATTTTTTCAGATATTTTTCGACCCTCGCTTTTACAGCTTCCATGAGAGCATCCTGCCCCCGGGTCTTCGCTTTCTGGGCTCTTATGACGTCCTGGTCCACTGTCTTCGAGCATACCAGTTTATTGACTATCACGACCTCCTTCTGTCCTTGTCGGTCAAGCCGAGCATTGAACTGTTGCTCCAGCTCGAGAGAATAGGTCTGCCCAAACCAGATGATGCGGTGTCCTCCGGCTTGAAGGTTGAGCCCATGGCCCCCGGAAGCCGGGTGCATCAAAAGAACCTGGATTCTGCCAGCATTCCAGTCAACGATGTCCTTCTCCGTTTTGAGTTCCCGGGGCTTATACTTGGCGAGAGCCTTCATGAGCCGGTCTCTGTCATGCTGGAAGGTCCAACCTATGAGGACTGACTGTCCCCCGGCGTCCTCAATGAGTTCCTTCGTGGCTTCGATCTTCAACGTGTGCACCTCATGGGCCACTCTCTGTTCATCGTACACTGCTCCATTGGCAAACTGGAGGAGCTTCGTGGACAAAGCTGCTGCATTGACAGCTGGTATCTCTACGGCGTCCCCGAGCTGATCAATCATGCTGAGAACTTGTTCCTCCTCGAAAGAGTCATAAGCTTTTTGGATCTCCGGGGGCATCTGGATCTCCACTATGTTGTCGATGTGCTCGGGGAGATCGAGGTAGTCCTTAGCTTTCATGCTCATGCATATGTCCCCGATCTTTGAGTATATCCGCTCCTGATTCTCTTTGGATATGTCGTACGAATATACAATATGCCCGTTTCTACGTCCTGGCTTAAAGTAGTTGTCACGATAGTGGGATATGTATTTGCCCAAGCGCTCTCCCCGGTCCAGGAGGTACATTTGGGCCCAAAGGTCCATAAGACCGTTGGGTGCCGGGGTACCAGTCAAACCTACTACTCGGGAGAGTGAAGCCTGAACGTGCTTAAGAGCTTTGAATCTGATTGACTTGGGGTTCTTGAAACTGCTGAGCTCGTCGATGACCACCATGTCGAACGGTAAGCAAGATCCCCCGTAGAGCCCGCATAGCCAAGCCACGTTGTCTCTTCCGATGGTGTATACGTCTGCCTTCTTGGCAAGAGCCTCACGACGTTGACGTTCTGTTCCTATGATGCGAGACACTTTAATGTGCTTCAAGTGGTCCCATTTCTCGACCTCCTGTGTCCAGACTGATTCGGCTACTCTTTTGGGAGCTATGACTAATACCCGTCGGACCTCGACCTCTTTAAACATGAGCTCGTTGATGGCTGTCAAAGTAGACACTGTTTTACCCAATCCCATGTCCAGGAACAGAGCACAGTGCGTGTGGCTTATTATGTGGTCAACAGCTTGTAGCTGGTATTGATGGAGATCATTTTCGGTCATATTCCAATGCTAACATTTTACAACCCATGGTCGTGTCTATCACCTCGACCCTAAAGCCCATTGCTTTCAGTTTCTGGTGCATTAATGTCTGTATTTTTCGGGGCTTTTTACCGAATGCTTTCAGCTCAACGAAAACGACTTCGCCACCGGGGAACAGACAGAGCCGGTCAGGGAGGCCAGCATTGTGAATTGCGGGGAGTTTCAAACACCAGCCACCAACTCTCTCCACCTCAGTGACGAGTCGTTTCTCAATCGAGTTTTCGCACGTAGTATTTTTGCTTTCCATAAATGGGGAAATTTTTAGTAGACTTGCATGGCTCCCATTCGGGCATGCTCTTTAACAAGTCATTGATTTCTCGGGTCTTATACCGGTCCATGTCCTCTCTGTTCCGCCCAAGACATTCACACCATATCTCAGCAACACACACGTAGTCTCGGGGGGTGGTCCCTTTGGGGTTTAACTCATCGACCAGGAAGTCTCTTCTCTGGTAGAGGTCCATTGAGTCCCAGTTGTCAGGGAGCTGGCGGTCCAAGTACGCCTCGATAATGCCTTTCCGTTCATCCGACTCGCTGTGCGAGCTTTGCTCGTTTTTGGCTATTTTTTCGGCTTCATGGCTCAAATAGAGTTTCTCCTTGGATTTGTACAGGACAACTGCCTCAGCCCATATCTGGTCTATCTCGTCGTCCAGTTCCATGAACACGTCTTTTTTGGCATTGTTGGGGACCACGTCCACTGGCATGAAGCGTCTGTTGCCAGTGGGATCTCTCAGGAATTCGCTGTCGTTGGTGGTGCCGAAAAAGACGCATTGCCGGGGGTATATCTCAGAAGTTCTGGCATACGCTGGTCGGAATGAGTCTTCGGACTTAGATATGAAATGCTTCACTGACTCAACCTCCGCTTTGCGGAGGCCGGAGAGCTCAGCTATTTCAATAAGCCATGCCCCCTGGATCTGCTCGAGAGCCTCCTTTCCTTGGACTGTCAGGAATGTATCGCTAAACCAGGATTTTCCCAATTTTTTGATGAACGTACTTTTGCCGGATCCTTGAGGTCCTACGAGCATAAGCACAAGGTCGAATTTGACCCCGGGGTTCATAACTCGGGCAACTGCTCCAACCAGCATCTTGCGGATGGCTTCGCGAGAGTAGATATTGTCGTCAGCCCCCATGTAGTCAATCAGGAGTTTGTCTACCCGTTGGATCCCGTCCCATTTGAGGTCATTGAGGTAGTCCAGAATCGGGTGGAAGTGGTTGCGTTCAAATTCCAGAGCCATGGCATCGTCGATCTTTAGCGAGGACGTTATTCCATATACGCAACCCAAATAGTTCCTGACCCCGGAATAGTCTACGTTCTTGACCGGCTCCGGCTTAACAACCCGACGCCATGGGAGATTCCCAAAAACGTACCTCTTCCCGTCAAAGTCGTTCTGTCTGAACAGTCTTTTGAATCGGGGATCGTTTGCAAATATGAGGTTGAGGTTGGCATCCGACGGGAGATACGCTCCCCGAGTATCAACCTCAAGCTCCTTCATCCACTCGACGCTCTCAGCCTCCGGGTCAACCTCCTTTTCGACGACTTCTTCCTGAGCCCGATCATGCTCTGGATCGGCAAACTCGTACTTGGCACTGTTGATGTGGTCGTTGGCAATGGTTGTCTTAGTGTCTGGGTCATTGCGTACGAACTCCTCCATTGCTGACACACTTGGCAACTTCGACGAGGGATCCTTGACCTTGTCGTCAAGGTGGCCGAATTTGTGTATGCGGACCAAGTCAAACGCATTGCAAAGTTTACCCCCACACGGGTCAGTTCCATGATGGGAATAAGCGAACTTGTCCTCATACACGATAAGACCAGCCGAAGCACTTCCTTTTGTGTAAGTGTATCGGCCCTCCAATGCTGATGGGACATAGGTGTCAGAGAGAAAAGTCTCTATTGCTTCGGGTATGGAGTACGTCCTACAGAACGCTCCTATGAGCCCCCTCTTTATGGTTGGGTCCTCCTGCTTCTTAACGGCTCTGTCGACAGCTTCGAAACGGGACGAAGCTGTGGGCCAAAGTGATGAGTCCTTCCAATCGGCATAGGAGTTGAGGATCTCGTCAGCATCAATCCATGGACCGTCCTGAACCTTAAAGTAGTAGTCCATGTCCTTCGGCGTAGAAGGCCAGAACATGAGTCGGTTGGTCTCGAAAGTTGAATTGTCGAAAAGGTCTATGCCGATTATCCCGGCAATTTTTCGGCTTATGGCCACATACTCATCAGCCGTGACTTCTCTGCTCAGTGGCATTATTAGTCGGTACCGGGGAGACGCATCTGAGTGTTTGTGAGTCCCATGCAGAACAGCTGCATTGTCAAACTGGAGAGTAAAGTCATCCCAGAGGTCTTTGTGGGCAAAGTCCAAGTCGAGTGTCATCAACTGTCTGTGGACCACATTGGCCGGGCTTCTTTTGCCCCCTCTCAGGTAGCCTCCAACGTATCCGCCTACGTCTTTTATTTTGAGCTGGTCCTCCTTGCTTGCAGAAACAAACTCCTTAAATGTTTCAGTGGTCTTGTTCTCCTCCCCGAGTCGACTGACCAATTCAGACCATTTCAGTTTCTTGTTGCTCCATACTTTTGATCTTGCGCTCAGTCCGATTGCAATATCAAGTTCCCCGTCGTATGTCATTAGTCTTTCTTATAAAATTTAGTAACGTATCCGTCTGCTTTGAGAGGTAATCCCATTGGCAAGCAGTTCAGCCAAGGAAGATCCTCTCCCATAACTCTACACATAGTTTCCAGACAATCCCCGGCTCGGTCTTCGTCTACCTCTGCAATGGCTTCATCATGGACGTGCATTACTATTTCGAAGTCTTTCGTAATGCTTAGTCTGTACATTGCTTCGGCGAGAAGATCCCGGGAGATTGCCTGGACTATGTTCTCCACCAATTTGCCCCCGTATGTCTCTACCTCGGTCCATCCTACTGACTGGACCATGCCGTCGTAGACAATGCCAATCTGCCCGAACCTGTTGGGTCTCACCCGGGGATTTCTGTAGTATAATTTTCTCCCAGCTGGGAGAGCTATTGTCAAATTGGTCCCGTCATGTTCAAAGACGAGACAACTTACTTTCTTGGTTTTCCTGGTCTGGACGCACTCGATGGCCTTCTCGTTCACCTCCGCCCAAAACTCAACAATTTTAGGATTGGCTCGACGCCAAAGAGCTACGATGGAATACATTTCCTTTTTGGACAGCTTCTTCTCTTTGTCCATCTTCTCCATTGCGTTGACCGATCCCTCATATCCGAGTGCTAATTCTGCCGTCTTACCACGCTGTCTGAGGTCCGATCCTTTCGTAACCTGCTCAATGGGAACCCCGAACATGAGTGATGCTGATGCCTCATAGATCTTGCCATGAGTGTTGAAGACGTCGAGTCGCCATTTCTCCTGGGCTAACCAGGACAGGACTCGGGCCTCAATAGCACTAAAGTCGGCTACTGCAAACATTTTTCCCTCTGGTGCTATGAAGGCTGTTCGGATTAGCTCGGACAGAACATTCGGGATATTGCCGTAACACATTTCGATAAGGTCGTAGTCTCCTTTCTCTACCATGCTTCTGGCGAGGTCCAAATCCTTCATGTGATTCTGGGGGAGATTCTGGAGCTGAATCATTCGACTCGACCAACGTCCTGTTCTGTTGGCTCCGTAAAACTGGAATAGTCCGTGGGCTCTCTGGTCTTTGGCAGCGCAGTTGAGCATAGCAATATACTTCTTAGTAGAAGTCTTCGACAAGGCAAGCCGTCCCCCGAGAACCTCTTTGACCAAGTCGGGAGCATCCGGGGTATTTTTAAAATATTCTAGAATCTCAGGTTTGCCAAGTGCTGGGAACTCGAGCCCGAAGTTGGTTTTGAGCCATGTCTTCAACTGGGCCAAGCTGTTCGGGTTATCCAAGCCCGTTAGCTCCTTCATCCGGTCGGTCATCTCCTCCGTGTACACCTCATCAAAAGAGATGGCGTTTCCGGCCATGTCGAGATCGATCAAGATGCCCCGATCATTGATGCTCTGGTCTACCAGGTAGTTCCGGCGTTCGAACTCCGGGAACGGGAATTGATCCAGCTGTTCCACGATCTCGCGTTCTGCAATCACGTCATATTCGGCATACGTCTTGAATTCGCTCCACTTGTCAGGGTCGTCGTCCGGCATGTTCCGGGTTCTCATACCGTTGGACCTAGTTGGCTTGCACGGGGAACAGAAAAACCGGATTAAAGCTTTACCGGTCGACTTCTTCCCGTGCTCCCCGAGGACCAACGCCTTGGAGAGTTCATCCAGAGCCAAAGGCAGTCCGCAATAGGCTGCTTTTGTCATTGAGCAATACAATTGATCGATCGGGATAGGTAGTCCTATACGCTTAAATACGAGTCTCTCAAATACAGCGTTATGAGCCCATTTCTCAATCCCCGGATCAGTTAAAGCGGAGATGAAATAGTCGGGGAGCTCCTCTCCTTTGGCCAGATCTATCACCTGAACGGGAGAGGTGTCAAAGGCGAAAGACACTATAAGGAGTTGAAAGTCCCCCGATTCTATGTATTTATAGGCGCCCGTGGACTTAATGTCCTCCGGGCTATATGTTTCTGTATCGAAATATAAGCGTCTCGGCATGTTAATCATTGTTAAATTTGTTGCTGGGCGGGGATTCGAACCCCTAATCCCAAATAAGACCCAGCATACCAACCTACATAAGGTCGTCGTCCCACGGGTTCTGGCCGAAGTCCTCTTCTGCCGAAGATCCCCCGGAGAGACGTTCTCCGTCAGCCAACTTCTGGAGGTTGTTCAACCCGCAAGCAACGCCTTTGTTGCCATTCGTGTTGAAAACGTAGAAGTTGATCGACGCCCGGCCGTAGCATCCGGAGTAGAAATCCTCTTTTTCGATGATGGGGTTGAGGTTGACGTCCACGATGCCAGGACGGTTGTCCGAGTTGGCATTGACGAACATGTGCCCAGCATACTCCGGGTTGTCCGGTCTTTCGGTGTCCCCATCACGGAGAGGATTCTTCCACGTGGGAGGAATCTTGCCACCCAATTTGGCGATGCCTTCTTTGAGAGCCATGTCGATGGCCTCCTTGACCCGAGACAGAGTTGCTGAGTCAGTCTTCGGGATGAGGATTGATACCGAGTATTTTGCTCGGTCGGAACCCTCCATTGCACGGGGTTCCCATACGTTGGCGTAACTGAACCGAACTTTGCCGGTTACTACTTTGGTTGTTGCACTCATAGTTGTGAAGTTTAGTTATTAGAAAAATCGAGTTTTGCTTGTTCAATCCCCATTGCCGGACGCTTGTCAGACTCGGGGACCAGAGTGGGTTTGCCTGGAGCCTTGATGACAAAGTCTCCAACCAGTAAGCCGAAGTCCTTTTTGAGGAGCTTCTCGATTGCCGGGATTCCGGCCAGTTTGACAACTTGGAACTGATCCGGGGTGTAGTCGCATGCGGTAAGAACTTCCTGAACTGCACTCTCGTCAGTCCATTTCCGTATTGACCTTCCTTCGACTACCTTATACCCAGGGATCTTCTCGCCCGATATGGCTTTGGAGAGCAGGTGCTCAGATACAGCATTTACCCATTCTTGGAGCATGGGGGCTTGCTCGAAAATCTGAGCGAGCTCCTCAGTGGTTAGGAGTTCGGGCTCTTTGAACTCGTGTTTGGCCAAGTCCAGATTGTGGTCTGCCATCTTGCGACACAAAGCTTTGACTTTACACCACCTGCACCAGTGCCCGACTTGGAGTTCCCCCTCCCCGGAGTAAGCAAGAGCTGCTTTGGGTTTCACTACCTCCTCACCCCATTTGTAGAGGTCTTCGGGTGTAATCTCCCATGACGATATTCGCTCCTGCCGGGGCTGGACGATAGTCAACTTTACCATGTTGATGTCGTAGACCATCTCAAATTTGGACAATGCCCCAAGAGCATACAGCATCAGCTGAGCATTGTTCTCAGCGAAAACCGGCACGCCAGTGCCAAACTTGAGGTCTATGATCTCCATGACCCCGTCAGCGATAATGCAAGCGTCTCCAGTGCCGAATCCTTGTTCGACCCAAGCCGAGAAGTCCAGTCGCTCCTCCAGAAGAACGAGTGCGTCTTTGGTTTTCCGTAGAGCTTCCGTATATTGGTCCGTTACGTACTGGCAATAAGCCATTACGGGCTCATCCATGGCCTCAGTGTAGAGGTCACTCTTCTTCAGCTTCCTGAGTTCAGCAGACGTAACGTCAACAGACGTTATGCGGAACCTCGCTCGGAGGTAACATTCTGCCATCTCGTGAGCCAGAGTGCCCTCTTCGGCATACTTGGAAGGCTTACCGGTTTCCTCAACTTTTTCCTCCAGTCTGGCACTGGGGGTGCAGTTGATCCACCGGTCTGCCTTTGATGCCGAAAGCATGGCGTGCTTACGAGATGAGTGATTCGGGGCTCCCATTACGCAAGGTCTTTGAGGAATTCGTAGAACGCGTCGTAGTTTCTGGCATCCAGTCCCGTCACATTCTTCGCTCCCAGTTCAGTGAGCTTTGCCCGGATAGCTTCGCGGTGATCGTCCACCTTACTTGCCAGGAGAGTCCGGATGTCCTGAATTGAGACAGCGGGGTCAGAACCCAAAGAGGAGTTCGCATCCATCGGCATGGGTTCGGACTCCTCCGTCTTCTCGGGGGCCGGAGCCGGAGCCGGAGCTGGCTTCTTCACGTCCTGTGCAGGGACTGATTTCTTGACGTCAGTCGTCTTAACTGTCACGGGATTTGCTCCGATAACCTGACAGATCTTGCGGACCATTTCGAGATCCTGAGTTTCTTCGAGGTTTGCCTCGAACTTAATTTCTACTTTCATTGGCTTGATGATTTTTGATTATGGTGTTCAGAAGTTCAATGTACTTGCTGAGAGGTATAGCCGGGTCATGGAGAACAGTTTCATGAAACAGGGACCCGAGGTGGAACACCTTCGTCTCTCCCGTTTTGACCGATAACTCGGCTCTGTAGTTCCCGTTTGTCAGAATACATGTCTCTCCTTCAAACTCGGAGTTCCATGCTCCTCTGTAGAGGTCGTCGACAGATACACGGAGCCAAGCTGCTAAACGGGAGACTTGCTCCGAATTCAACAAGGTTTTTCCGTTGAGAACCCGATTGAGAGCTGCTCGGGGGAACCGGTTATCGGGGAACAGAATTTCTGCCACTTCTTGAAGCCTGAGCCCTCTCTGTTCAATTAATTCTCTGAGATTTATAGTCATTGTGTTGTCCATGTTGTTTATCCCAAATATAATCAATTTTCCCTTGATATTGAAATTTTTTCAATCTTTTTAATGAAAAATGTTTACTTGGTGAGGAGATAGACCGCCTGAGCAATAAATATGCTCCTCCTGCTGGGGTTGACACGGGCATATACTTCTCGAAGAGGCTCAATGGCTTTCTCAAGCTTGAGGTCCTCTCCTTTCCTCTTCAACTCCTTGAGAGCCTTATAGACCCGGGTCCTTTCCTGCCATTCCCGAACTTCGGCTTTGTCGTTCCACCAACCAGACACGGGGACAAATTTTGAGCTGAGCACATAGGCAGATTTTCCGTCCTCTGAAAACGGCTGTTGAGTGATGGCTCCAGGAGTACAGTTGGGGTTGATCTTCTTCTCGAACGAGATGGGCTCCATGTTTGTAGGTCCCTCCCCAGGAAGCTTGTCCATTACCATGTAGTGGAATCCGAACTCGTCTTCGTACTTGAATACTACGTATTTTTCAATCTTTTCCATAGTTATTTGTTTAAGGTTCTTGCTGATATTCTGCACTTCTCGCCGAAGTAGGTAAATGTCTGACCGTTAGCTGCAATGTCTTTCAGTTCAGACTCAGTATAAGACTCATACTCACCTTCAATATTGATTCGAGTGGCTCCTTGGGAGTTAGCCAAAGCTCTGAAGGAAGTGAAGACTCCCTCCACGTATCCCATTCGAGTGACGATAAGTACCGATTTTACTGTTCTCATAATTTTGTAGGTTTTTGTTTACACTACAAATATAATCCTTCTGCGGTAAATACTACGATAAAATCAGCATTTTTTTCCGTTTGTTTTGAGAAGTCCCATCATGACAATTTCGAGAGGGTTGGGTGAAGCTGGTTCTGACTGGCTCTGGACTTTCACCAATCTCTCCCACAGTGAGCCAGCTTTAAATCCGATGAATGCCAGGAGCTTCTCCTTTCTTGTGAGAGGTTTGTCGGTTTTAATACCCATCCGGTCAAGAATAGACTGAATCCCTTCATTGACAAAATCCGCCTGATTGGTAACTGATTCTCTGTGAAAAACTCCGAGGAGAACCTCTCCCACATTGCTGGGGCCTTTCAGCTCCTTGGATACGATTCCGTTATAATAGTTGTCCGATTTGGGGTCCGGATCTGCCGGGAGGTCCCAATTGAATTTTTTCATAATAACTGGCTTGAATTTATGTTCTATTTTAACTCCATTACCTGATTGAGGGTTAACATTTCTGAAAGTTTTTCCTCTTGATGAGGTCCTGGAGCTCCTCTTCTGTGTAGCAGGTGGAGATGAACCCGTTGCTGAAATAGAGGTCGAAAGCACCCGAAGGAAACTGGGTAACCTTAAGTCCTAAACCGTTGCTGT